CGTAGGCTGGAGAGAGATCAAAGGTATGCCGTTGTCCGAACTGTGGGAAAGGATTCAGAAATGAGAAAGGTGAGCATACGAACAGTTGAAAATACTATTGGGCTGGCACGTAGTGTTGCTAATGGAACGACCAAATTTCCTTTTATGGGTTATTGCGCAGACCTGATGGAAAAGATGCTGGAAGAGATTAAAGAAGCAAGAAAGGCACAAGAGAAATGAAAGAGCTAAAACAGCTAGTTCATACTATTCGACCAGTAAAAACTAAGTTTAACCTGATCCGAATTGGTGGGGCAAATGATGGTGGCTACTTAGTGCCGAATGATTTATCAGATATAACCGCATGTTTCTCACCTGGTGTGGCAGATACTGCTACCTTTGAGGAAGACTTACAAGTTTGTGGTATTGGTTCGCATTTAGCAGACGCTTCAGTAGATGGGCCGCCAAAAGGAATTACACCTCTATCATTTACTAAGAAATTCTTGGGTGGTATTAATGATGAAATTAATATGACGCTTGATAGATGGCTACTGAAAGAAAAGTGCAACACCTCTAAAGATTTAATCCTTCAAATGGATATTGAGGGGGCAGAATATGTAACAATTGTTGCTACACCAACTCCAACACTAATGAGGTTTCGTATCATTGTCTTAGAAGTGCATAATGCGCATGCTTGGTTTAACCCAATTTCTTGGGATATTGTGAACACGTTTTTTAAGAAGTTAACTAGCCACCACCATGTAGTTCATATTCATCCAAATAATAACTGTTCATTTTTTTCCGTAGACAACTTCTTGGTTCCTGACACGTTTGAAATTACTTTATTGCGCAAAGACAGATCAGAAGCGCTTGGTTATGTAGAGTCATTTCCGCACCCATTGGATGCACCCAACGTGCTTGATAAACCTGATAGGTCACTACCTGAAGGATGGTACAAATGAAAGTCATGGTCATTACCCCGACTACTGGGAAAGATACGGTTAATCGTGCGATGGAAAGTGTGCAAGATCAAACTGTACCAACAGAGCATCTGATTGTAGAAGATGGCAAGCTAACCAACATGCACATCTTTGAAAATGAAATGCGAAAAAAGATAACCCTACCCAAAAACGTAGGCGGTGGCGGTTGGTATGGGCATCGTGTATATGCAGGTATGCCGTTTATGGTTAATGCCGATTACATCTTGTTCTTAGATGAGGACAATTGGTTCGAGCCAAACCATGTAGAAACCATGATAGCTAAGATCAAATCAAAAGACTTGATGTGGTCATACTCTTTAAGGAGAATATGCAATGAAGCAGGAGAATACATCGCAGATGACGACTGCGAATCATTGGGAAGATGGCCAACCTTTTACGACCACACTCTTAATTTCGTTGATACTAATTGCTATTGTTTTCGTAGGGAGTATCTCGTATCTGTTGCCCATGCCTTTTATGGACAGTGGGGGCAAGACCGACCATTTTATAAAGCAGCAAGCACTACGTTGCCAGCCTTTGGATGTACAGGCGAAGCAACCGTCAACTACCGAGCGCCAGAACGATTACTTAATATGTTTAGAGAAGGAAACGAAAAAATGATTAACGCTTACAAACAACCCTTACCATGGAGAAATAAATAATGTTGCCTATTCAACCACAAAACCCACCACCAAAAGCTAAGCTATTTGTAGCTACACCAATGTATGGCGGTATGTGTACAGGGATGTATTCCTCTGCCGTTATGCAATTAGTGGGGGTATGCGGTCAGAATCAAATGCTGATGTACTTCAGCTTTATGATGAACGAGAGCCTGATTACTCGTGCAAGGAATAGCCTAGCCTATGACTTCTTGCAAACAGATGCTACTCACCTGATGTTTATTGATGCCGACATTGCCTTTAACCCCAACGATATCCCACGCATGGTCTATGCTGACAAGGACATTATCTGCGGTATCTATCCTAAGAAAGAGATTAACTGGGTAGCTGTTACTGAGGCAGTCAACAAGGGTGTGCCACCCGATCAGCTACATCATCATACTGGTGCGTTCGTAGTTAACTTAGCTAATGGTGAAGAGGAAAAGAAGGGTGACGTTAATACTCCGATTGAGATTGCCAACGGCGGTACAGGCTTCATGCTCATCAAGCGCAAGGTGTTTGAAGACTTAGCCGACAAAGTACCAAGCTATACCAACGATATGTACCATGCCGTTGATGTAGTGCGTAAGCCCAAGATCATCAAAGAATACTTTGCCACCAGCATTGATGAGGAAAGCAATCGCCTATTGTCAGAGGACTACCATTTCTGCAAGCTGGCCCGTAAGCATGGCTTTACTGTATGGTGCGCACCCTGGGCAGCGTTTAGCCATACTGGGTCATACAACTTTAGCGGTCAACTACCAAGAGAAAAAGAATGATAGAACCTATTCCTTTTGTTGGCTGGGTAGAAATTGAAGAAAGTATGGATAAACTGCTCAAAGAATTGACTGGAACTGACCCTAAAAACATGCCAAAATATATAGTATTGGGAGACGGAACCGTTTATTTTTACAGGAAAGAAGAGGACAAATATGCCTTATGTGAACAAACCCCGCCCTTACAAAAAGGAATATGAGCAATATGATGGTACGCCAGCGGTCAAGAAGAAACGGGCGCAACGTAACAAAGCTCGTCGAATTATGGAGAAAGCTGGGCTTGTCCACAAAGGCGATGGAAAAGATGTTGACCACAAAGTTCCTTTATCTAAAGGCGGAAAAACGGTACGGGGCAATCTTGCGGTTAAAGCTGCGGAGAGCAATCGATCGTATGCAAGAAACTCAGATCACTCGGTAAAAACTAAACATGGAAATCGTAAATAACAAAGCTATAGTAATTACTACAAGACGCCCCAATCTTGTAACTGAATGCATACCCAAGAGTGAGATCATTGAAACCAACGGCGACCTGCATAAGGTTGCTGTTCGGTGGGGCTTAGAAGAAGCACAAGCACTATCAAAACTTAGAATTAAAAACGTACCATCACCCATACAACGTGATTACAAGTGGCCTGGGCTATACAAACCTATGGCACACCAAAAAGAAACAGCAAACTTCCTAACCCTTAACAAACGTGCCTTTTGCTTTAACGAGCAAGGCACTGGCAAGACTGCTTCGGCTATATGGGCAGCCGATTATTTGATGGAAACAAACCACATATACCGTGCGCTTATTATCTGCCCTCTTTCAATTATGCAGTCTGCTTGGCAAGCCGATTTGTTTAAGTTTGCAATGCACCGCAAGGTAGGTGTGGCATACGGCGATAGAGATAAAAGAAAAGCAATCATTGAAAGTGATGCTCAGTTTGTAATCATTAACTACGATGGCGTTGATATTGTTGCCGACGAGATTGCCAAACAGAATTTTGACCTTATCATCATTGACGAAGCTAATGCTTACAAAACTATAACAACCAAGCGTTGGAAGATCCTCAACCGCATCCTAGCCCCTCGTACATGGTTGTGGATGATGACGGGTACACCAGCAGCACAAAGCCCAACCGATGCGTTTGGGTTAGCCAAGATGGCTGTGCCTGATAACGTGCCTAGGTTCTTTGGGGCTTTCCGTGACCAGACCATGGTGCAGATTACCAAGTTTAAATGGCTACCAAAACCCGACTCAGATCGTACAGTATTTAACGCACTACAACCTGCAATCCGATTCCGTAAAGAAGATTGCTTAGACCTACCGGAGGTTACACATGTTTTTCGGGACGCCCCCCTTACTGCGCAACAGACGAAATACTACAAAACACTCAGAGACGAATACCTTATGGCAGCGGATGGCGAAGAAGTTAGCGCCGTTAATGCAGCGGTTAAGATTAATAAACTCCTACAAATATCAGGGGGTGCCGTTTATTCTGATACTGGTGCTGTTGTTGAATTTGACGTTAGTAATCGCCTACGTGTTATTGAAGAAGTAATTGAAGAGGCTAGCCATAAAGTGCTAGTGTTCGTACCATTTACGCATACAATAGAACTACTCAAAACACATTTGAGAGGGGCAGGTATTACCTGCGAAGTTATTAATGGACAGGTCCCCGTAAACAAACGAACCGAGATATTTAAAAGGTTCCAAGAACAGGATGACCCTAAAGTACTTATCATACAACCGCAAGCTGCTGCACACGGAGTCACACTAACTGCTGCCGATACCATCATTTGGTATGCTCCAGTGACATCTATAGAGACTTATTTGCAAGCCAATGCACGTATAGATAGGCAAGGGCAGAAGAACGCAATGACCATTGTGCATATTAAGGGTAGTCCCGTAGAGACACGGCTATATCAAATGCTGCAGAATAAACTTGATGTGCATACAAAAATAATTGATCTGTACAAGCAAGAAGTTAACGAAAAAGAGTTGACAGAGTAAAGTTAGTGTTATAGTATTAATTAACGGGCATAGACCCGATATTTAAAAGGAACGCAAAATGAATGATGCCGAAGCGGTAGTACAACCCGTCGCCGATATGGACAAGCTAGTAAGGATCTATATCAAAATACGTGACGCCCGTGACCAAGTACGTCGTGAACTAGAAGAAAAAGAAACTGATCTCAATGACCAGCTATCTTTGATAGAACAAGAAATACTTGAAATTTGTAAACAAACTAATGCCGACAGTATTAAAACCAAGCATGGTCTGGCTATGCGCTCAGTTAAGAGCAGATTCTGGACCAATGATTGGGAGAACTTCTACAAGTTTTTGCATGAACACGAAGCTCCTGATTTGCTTGAGAAACGTATTCATCAGACCAATATGAAGCAGTTTTTGGAGGAGAATCCGGACTTGCATCCCGCCGGTTTAAATGTGGATCGCACATACGCTATTACTATTAGGAGAAGCAAATGAGTAACGTCGCCTTATTTAACAACCAGTTGCCCGACTACCTTAAGGAAGTTGAGCTTGATGATGTAACCCGTGCTCTATCGGGTGGTGATTCACAAGTTAAGCGCATTGCGCTTGGTAACAATAAGTTTGTGCTCAAAGTAAACGGCACAGAAATATCAAAGTCCAAGAACGATAAAATGGAAGTAGTTATTGTTAACGCTTCTAAGAACATTTCTAGGACGTTCTATGCCAAGGCATGGGACCCCAAAGCTGAAGCTGCGCCGCCTGACTGCTGGTCAAACGATGGTGAGAAACCCGACCCATCTATCAAGGCACCACAATCGTCTGCATGTGCCAACTGCCCACAGGATATTAACGGCTCAGGTCAGGGCAATACCAAAGCCTGCCGTAAGAATCGTCGCATT